TAATTGTAATAGTGCGTACATATTAATATCCCCCTTCTATTTTTATACAATCTTCTAAGGCCATTTCCCCTTGTGCGTCTTGGAATTGCTCAAGGTTTCTTTCTGACTGTTCGAAGTCTAGTTGTGCTTCTTCTTGCACTTCTTCCCATATGTGAACTTGAGTTTCCCCATACTCTTTTATGAAAAGTTCTTTCGTGGTTGACTGTGCGTATTCTTGCATTTCAATCAACCAATTTCCTGTTTTACTCATTTGATTTATTCTTTCTGTTAGTTAGTTAATATAATCAAGCTATATTATCCCATAGTATAATACAAGTATTATTTTATTTATTATTAAAAATAACTGTGGATAACTTTGTACACATCTAGTATATCTCAACCTGATACATACTATATGTTGTGTTGCTTTTTTTTCCTGTGGATAACTTTATTTTTTTCTTGACACAAGATGTAGTGGCTCGAGGTGCGCGGACATACCATATGTTGTGTTGCTCTTTGGAATCATTCTAAACTTAGCATACTATATATAGTAGGTCGGATAGAGGTACCATACCATATCTTGTGCCCCCGCGGGCCCACCCTCCCCCACCCCCCTTTTTGTGAGATAGGGATCCTATATGTCTATATATAGTTTGATTTGGACATAGATATGTGTTATTTTCATTTTCACTATTAAATAAAAGTGCAAAATTTTTTATAAAATTTTTTCAAATGCTAACACCAAAACAAATAAAACAACTCCCTCCTGATACTAGAAAAGATTATTTAAAATCTGCTTTATTGCTAGAACAAAAGAAAAAAGAACAATTAATCAAAGATGACTTTCTAAGTTTTGTAAAACATATGTGGCCAGAATTTATTGAAGGCGAACATCATAAGATTATGGCGGAGAAGTTTAATCGAGTGGCACAAGGTGATTTAAAAAGATTAATTATTAATATGGCACCCCGTCATACCAAATCAGAATTCGCGAGTAACTATCTACCAGCGTGGATGATTGGCAACAAACCGGATTTAAAAATAATCCAAGCCACGAACAACGCTGAGTTAGCCGTGAGGTTTGGTCGTAAAGCCAAAGGTGTTATGGAACAAGAAGAATACAGAGAGATTTTTGACACTAGACTAAAAGAAGATTCTAAAGCTGCCGGTAAATGGGAAACTGATCAAGGTGGTGAATATTATGCCGCTGGTGTTGGCGGAAGTATCACGGGCCGTGGTGCGGATTTACTTATTATCGATGACCCGCATTCGGAACAGGACGCAATGAACACGGCCAGTTACGATCGGGTATATGAGTGGTATACTTCTGGTCCGCGGCAAAGGCTGCAACCTGGGGGCAGGATAATAGTGGTGATGACGCGTTGGAACGTTGCTGATCTAACAGGTAAATTGATGCGTGCACAAAAAGAGCCAAAAGCAGACCAGTGGGAAGTAATTGAATTTCCCGCAATCTTGCCAAGCGGTAATCCGGTGTGGCCGGGGTATTGGAAATTAGAAGAGCTTGAAGCAGTGAAAGCATCGGTAAGTATACTAAAATGGAATGCACAATACCAGCAGAATCCAACGGCAGCGGAAGGTTCTATTATTAAACGGGAGTGGTGGCGATTGTGGGACAAAGATGAGCCTCCACCCTTACAACACGTAATACAATCATATGATACCGCCTTTATGAAAAAAGAAACTGCCGATTATAGTGCTATTACGACGTGGGGTGTGTTTACTCCCCCTGACGGCGCCCCTAATATAATTTTGCTTGATGCTATAAAAGAACGTCTTGAGTTTCCGGAATTACGTAAAAAAGCTAAAGAACAGTATGATTACTGGAAGCCCGAAACGGTGATCGTGGAAGCTAAAGCTTCAGGCTTGCCTTTAACGTATGAATTGCGTAAACTAGGTATACCAGTTATTAACTTTACACCGAGTAGAGGAAATGATAAACATACTAGAGTAAATTCGGTAGCCCCGTTGTTTGAGTCAGGAATGATTTGGGCAACAGATGCTAAATTTGCTGAAGAAGTGATTGAGGAGTGCGCTGCATTTCCATTAGGTGAACACGATGACTTAGTGGATAGTATGACTCAAGCGATAATGCGATTTAGACAAGGTGGCTTTGTTGATCATCCAGACGACTATGAGGATGAACCGTTGCCACAACAACAAAGAACATATTACTAGAGGTAAATAATGGCAATTGATAATGTAAACGATTTAACTAAACAAGTTAACGTCATAGACCCTTCGATAGAAGTAGGTCCATCCAATCAAGAAATAGATATAGAAATGTTAGAAGACGGTGGGGCCGAAATTGATTTTGATCCCAACCAGTCGGTAGAACAGGAAATTCCACACGAAGCAAACTTAGCTGATTTTGTTGAAGAAGATGAACTTGGTTTACTTGCAAGTACCTTAACACAAACTTATGAAGATTATAAATCCGGTCGAAGAGAATGGGAACAAACTTATACTAGAGGTTTAGATTTACTTGGTTTTAAATATGAAAATAGATCAGAACCTTTTCAAGGTGCTTCTGGTGCTACACACCCAGTACTAGCAGAATCTGTTACTCAGTTTCAAGCACTCGCGTATAAAGAGTTACTGCCCGCATCGGGACCAGTTAGAACACAAGTTATTGGTGCAATAAATCCTGAAACTGAAAAACAATCAGAACGTGTAAAATCGTTTATGAATTATCAGTTGATGATTAAGATGAAAGAGTACGAGCCAGAGTTTGATCAAATGTTATTTAATTTACCATTAGCTGGATCAACTTTTAAAAAAGTTTATTTTGATGCAGGCTTAGCTAGAACAGTTTCTAAGTTTGTACCGGCAGAAGATTTAGTAGTTAGTTATAATGCTACCTCACTAGAAGAAACAGATTGTATTATTCACGTTATCAAAATGTCTAAAAATGATTTGTTAAAACAACAACAAGTAGGTTTTTATTCAGACGTAGAGCTAGGTGAAGCTGGTTATGGTACTAGCAGTGAAATTGAAGAAAAAAAAGATGAGATCGAAGGTGTAGTTAAAACCGGTGACCACGAGTTACATTCTCTTTATGAAATTCACACTGAAATAGATTTAAAAGGTTTTGAAGATAAAGACCAAGAAGGTTTACCAACTGGAATTGCCTTACCTTACATTATAACAATTCACGAAGAATCAAATCAAGTTTTATCTATTAGAAGAAACTACCTTGAGCAAGATCCATTAAAAAAGAAACAAGAATATTTTGTACATTTTAAATTTTTACCAGGACTAGGCTTTTATGGCTTTGGTCTAATACATATGATTGGTGGTTTATCTAGAACTGCTACCACTGCTTTACGCCAACTACTTGACGCCGGCACCTTGTCAAACTTACCTTCCGGTTTCAAACAACGTGGTATTAGAGTACGTGACGAAGCTCAACCGTTGCAGCCGGGCGAGTTCCGTGATGTTGATGCACCAGGTGGAAACCTGAGAGATGCCTTTATGCCACTACCTTTTAAAGAACCTTCACAAACATTATTACAACTAATGGGTGTAGTAGTTCAAGCCGGTCAGCGGTTCGCGAGCATAGCTGATATGCAAGTGGGCGATGGCAATCAATCGGCAGCCGTGGGCACAACAGTTGCACTCTTGGAACGTGGATCGCGGGTTATGTCAGCAATTCACAAACGATTATATGCCGCAATGAAATGTGAGTTTATGTTATTAGCTAAAAGCTTTGCGACTACTTTACCACCACAGTATCCTTATGATGTCGTGGGTGGCAACCGTGAAATCTTTGCAAGTGACTTTGATGAAAGAATTGATATCGTACCAGTTGCGGATCCTAACATCTTTTCACAAACACAACGTATTAGTGTAGCACAAACAGAATTACAAATGGCAATGTCCAATCCACAGATACATAATCTGTATCACGCTTACAAACATATGTATGAGGCACTTGGAGTTAAAGATATTGACATTTTGCTACCACCACCAATGCAACCATCACCTTTAGACCCTGCTAGTGAAAATATTTTAAGTTTAAACAGTAAAAAGTTTCAAGCTTTTCCAAAACAAGACCACCAAGCACATATGCGGGCACATTTACAGTTTATGGGCACTACTTTGATACGAAATAACCCTAAAGCTCTAGGTATGTTACAACAAAACTGTATGGAACACATAAATTTGATGTCTGGAGAACAGATTGAAGTAGAGTATGCCGAAGAAATTGAACAATCACAGCAAATGTCGCAACAAATGCAACAAATGATGCAACAGGCGGGACCAAATGCAGCACAAATGCAACAAAACCCACAATTTATGGAAGTACAGAAGCAAATTGAGCAAATGGCCGTAGCTATGGAGTCCAGGAAAGCCCAACTATGTGCTGAATTTATGGAAGAGTATGCAAAAGCAGAACGTGAAGTATTAAATCAAATAGAAAACGATCCATTACTAAAATTAAAGGATCGTGAGCTAGATTTAAAAGCTAGAGACAATCAACGTCGTGAAGAACAAGACGAAAACGATCTAGCGATGGATAGTGCAAGATTATTACAAGCACGTGATCTTACAGAAACTAAAATTGCAGAAAATGACAAACATCAAAAACTTAGAGCGGCAGTATCTTTAGCTAAAAGTGGTATAAGTAAAATGTCGACTGAAATTAACGAAGGATAAGTAATGGCAGTAGAAGACTACATCGGGGGTATAGGTGGTCTAATGACAATGGCGGCTTTGTTTGCAGGTAATAAGCAAAATCAAAATAACCAAGATTTAATGAACTTGCTTAATCAAAGCGAAGAAGAAACAGAAACAGAAACTGCTTCGGACTTACTAACTGAAATTGAAGATATAGATCTTTACTCTCCAGGGGTTGTTGATAATCAAATTAGAAACGATTTAGAGATAGATAATCAAGCAAGAATAGAAGCGGAAAAAGGAGAAAACAGTCATTTCCGAAATATAATTAACAGCATTACGAACTATACAGTTGGTAATGATGGGGAAGCTTTAGAAGGTGCAGCATTTGATGAATATGTAAAAAATAACAAAGCTTCATCCGCTTATAACTCTGTGGCTACTGGATTGCAAGTTGGTGGAGGGATTCCAGGTTTTTTACTTGGTACTGGAATGAAAACCGACGCAATACCCGATGCATTAACCGCAGTAACAGACGACACTAAATATGCTATTCCAGGAGCCGACACAATAGATTATATAACAGGAGGCGAAGGAGATGTAGGCAGGACTATGTATGAGCAAATGCAGTTATCAAGCGGTTTTGATAATGACTCTTTATATCGTTTAAAAGAAATTGATAGGCTTAATAATAATTTAGATATTGATGTTGAAGATTATCCTTCTTGGTATAAGGAAGATGATATTGAAGGAACTATTGCTGGTGATTATGTTACGGACACTTTACCTTTAACTAAATATGATGCAACCGCTGATGCCAACCAAGCTATTACTTACGCAACCCCTTATTCTGAAAAAAGAGATGGTGAAACAATTTACCCATTAGGTTTAGAGATTGCCGATATAATGCAAGAAGGTCAACCACCTGTTTCAGGATTAGAATTATCTGATTCTGAGTTTAATAATAAAGATGTTAACGAAGCCTTAAGAGACAAATTGTATGCTCAAGAAAATGTATATAATGAATTATTAAATTCAGGCGACGATACCTTTGATTATAGAAACATAGTTAAATTACCTACAGAAGAAAATTCCGCCGGACTTTATAGTGCTGATGACAATAAGATAGGATTGGGTGTGGATAAAAACACAGGTGAATTTAGAAGTGGAAACGTTACTGACACTATTTTGCACGAAGCAACTCATCAAGCAGACCTAGGTAATGCTGCACCAGAAGAG